CGGTGGTTCATTAGGAAGTGCATTAGGTGGTCTTGGAGGATTTGCAGCAGGTGCTACGCTCGGCGGATTACTTACTGGACCACTTGCGCCATTTGGTGCCATTGGGGGAGGTCTTTTAGGTGCTCTCGCTGGATCATTCGGCGGTGATGCAATTGGTATGGCAATTGCTCAATATTTATTTGATAAAAAGGTTGATGCTTTTGGATTTCCGTTTGGATTTGTAAATGATATGATAAATGGTAGTGCACAAACTGGAGTTACCGGTACTGCAATACAATCACCGGCAGGTGGTGGAGAATTATCAAATGTTAGTGGCGGAAGAAATGGTGCACGAACTTCTCGAGGCGCAACTTTAGATAATGGTATGACGCTTCAAGAATTTACTCAAATGCAAAACGCCATGCCTGGTGGTATGGGTGGAAGTCTAAGCGTAGCAGACATGTCAACTAATGTAACTGACATGTCTACTAATAATGCTTTAGCCACTGGATTTAGTGGATCTATAGACACACACGCTAGTATGTATGGGTCTATACAAAATATGTATAATAATTAACCTTCGTTAGCCAACTTAGCAAAATACGACATTGTATCATCTGCATCATCAGAACTCATTAATTCTGCTGTGACAGGCTCTGCTGTAGCCATTGGAGGAGTAGGAACAGGAGTATTCATTTGAATCTCTTGTTGCATTGTTGCTGCACCCATCATAGCCTGTTCACCAAGAACACGAGACAGTTTAGCTTGCAAATCATCGTATGACTTATAGTTTTTAGGATCTGTAAACTCTGCAAGTGGATGAATCTTATTATAGACATCCTCTAGCTTTGACTCATCTTCTGAAAGGAGAGAAGGCGAAGCAAATTCAGATTTATCATAGTTACGATAACCTTCAACTTGGCGAATCTTTAACTTAAAGTCAGCACCTTCCCAAAAGTCAAATGGATTAATTGCTTTTTCGTCTGCAAATTGTGGTTGCATAACGTCCATAACTTTGTCAAAGATTTTCTTACCAAATTTGTATAGTACTACACGACCGACATTGTGTGGAGCCGATGGATCTTCTACAACAAGAGCATTGACTACATAATGCAATCTACGCTTTTGTGATCTAGCTTTTTCTTTGTCTTCGTCATGCCCAGAATTCCACAGTCGGGAGTTGAGTTCGCCAACAGGGTCAGGTTGACCAATAGAAGTAAGGCTGTTTTCGATATACCATTGACCTGTAGGACCTTTGAAGCCATGGTCCCAGTATCGTACCCATGGTAGATCTTCTCCTTCTGCGGCTGGAAGGAATCGTAGTACTGCATATCCGTTACCTGCCTTATCTACAGTTGGTTTCCAAACTCGGTCATCATCATAGTTTTTCTTTTCACCGCCTCCTCCAACTGCTTCGGCAGCTTGGACGAGTTTAGAGATTTGGTCACGATTGTTTTTTAGATTACTGAAAGACATATATTTTTGTTTCCTTATATTGCTGAAATATGTTTATTATTATAACACAGTATTGCTGTAATGTACAACTATTTATATTCGACTTATTCAAAAAGTGCCGAATCAATAGCATTGGTTTTTGGCAAGAAGTTGAGAGCCATAGCCTCAGCTTCAAGTTTATCTTTAATAACTGGCGATACGAATTTCTTCACATCTTCTGGTTCGATTTCGTGTTTAGTACATACATGCAAAATAGCATCCATATATGTAACACGTAGATCTACCACAGTTTTTTCGATGAGTTTAGAGAATCTACTTTTATTGAGAAATTGCTCTTCAACTGTCATTTATCCATTACCTTTAATAGTACCGTATCGACACTCATTCGACCATTAGGCACAGTTGTTTTTGTTGTGAGTGATTTCCATTCATTATCAATTTGCTTAGTAGTTTTACTAAGAACAATAGGAATAAATGCATCGGGCTTTCGAAGTCGAGTAGACCTACTCAATGATGTATCAATATTTTTCAAAGTAGTACCACTAACTTCGAAGCCCTTTGCGGATGAAGTTACGAACTCAGTAATTACCCGTGTTTTCACATTGAAGGTAAAGAGGCGATGACTACCGATCACCGAGAGAGGAGCTACAGATACGATCTTGTAGTCATTATCCTCTTTCTTATACTTGAGTTTCGTAACTTGCTTGTCTGCTGCTTTTGGTTGTTTTACGCGAGATTTGCGTGTTGCTTTCGCAGCAGACTGAAGGCGATCAAGATCAGCGAGCATTGATTCACATGCTTGTACACGTTTGCGTAATTGCACGCGACTTAAGTGTGAATAACCCTCAACTGCATCTGGACATGCCTTCGTATAAGCGTCATTATAATCCTGCAACCAACCATCTACTACATAACGAACAGCTTTGGTTGCAGAGTTTGGTAAACCATGACGCCTAAACTCTTGATATAGATCTAAGGTAGCATCTTCACCTTCGATCCATTTATCTTCAAGATCAAGGAGATCTTGCATAATTGTATTACTAATCTTACGCTGTAGTCTTTCCATAGGAGAGATAGATCTTACAGCAGTAGAGTCTTTTAGTTTAGCTTGCTTCTCAAAATAAAGATCTTTGCCCATTGCAACGAGCTTAGATAGATATTTTGACAAAGCATCTGAATAGCCTTTAGAACGATCGTCGTCATTCTTTTTTGTAGCATGCGTCAACCAAAAGGCTGTTGCTGCTTGATATGGCATAGTAAATGTATATTCAGGACAAGCAAGAACATAGTCTTTATTAATTGAATTCTTGTACTTATCTCGAATATAAGTTTTAAGAACCTTAGAAATATCTGCATTCGATACTTCTGTTTGGAAATAGGACTGCACTGCTTCAAACCCTTTTTCAAGAGGAGCAGCTGCTAGTCCTGTGCGGTTACGACGAGGCAACTTCTTTTGTTTTTTACGCATAGCCATTATGCTGCACCTCGCTCGTCTTGTTCTTTAATTAAATTAAGAACAGATTGTGCACGATTCTCAAGAAATTCGACTTCGAATTCAGAAAGAACCATGTCATCTTTAAAATTTAATATAGCATTAGCTGCAGCCTCAGCTGCAACTTTTAATTCGCCATATTTATAAGCATGTGATTTCGTAATAGACATTGTAGCTCCTCAGCTAAGTTTCATTTTATAGATCTATTCTACCACAGTTTTAGCCGTTTGTACATGCTTAAAATGCGTTTTATTGAAATTAATTTCGTCTCATTTTGGCGTATTCTTCAGGTGAATCACCTTTGCCGACTGGGACTGTGTTTGATTTGTGAAGAGTGGCAAGTCCGATGATGTAGTCTCCTGAGTATTCGTTTGCTGCTCGTTTACCACTGATTGGTACGACGAGATCCGACGTTGGGATTGACGTACATTCTGTTGAATAGCTCGGAAGTGACGTGACATGGACTTTCTCTTTCTGTTTGAGTTGAGTAGGATGGACACCGCGTGCCATCAACCATTTATCATGTTCTGCTTTGGCTTTTTCCCAGCCAGGTTTACGATTCTTCTTTGACTGTTTTCTGTTGAGGCTTGACATTCCCCGAATCATATGCATTCCACTCATTAAGTTCTCCTATCCTTTTATATGCAGCATACAAGGATTCTTGCAAGTCTGCAATGTTTTTTTCAAGAAGAGCAATACGTTCTTTATCAGAAATTTCCATAATCACTCCTTTATTCTGGATCTATTCTACCATAGTTTTTAGCGTTTGTACATGCTTATTTTAATCCAATTACAGCTCTACCAGTTTTTGCATTCGGTACTTCGAGCTTTTCAATCAAATCCAAAGAATCTGATCTAATTAATAATCCACCATATATAAATCTTGGGTGTGTATTACCGCTAAATTCTTGCGGCAAATGATATTCATCTACATCAAAAATAACTGCCCTACCTGGTTTATTCTCAACTCTTGTAGCATTCTCAATAAAAACTTTCTTACTAGTACGTGGTGTATATCTATGTGTACATTCATATGCTTCAAATGGAGAAAAATATGTACCTCCACCCCATGAATCATCCCAGACTTCGTTAGCGTATACCAATATCCTCTTTACTCGCGAGCGTAATCTGGTGCAGTCTTTTGGTTCAAAATCTATGTGTGGCCACATCGTGGGCTTATCTGGTTCTAATTTGAACATAAATCTAAATTCTCTTAAACGAATCCAATCTTCGTAAATAGCATTATAGTTATTTAAAAAACTAATAGCTAATGATTGATTTTCAATAAAAGAAGCGTGTACATGTTTTTTTACTGGATGTTTTTCGTCTACTTCTACATGATTATTTTGAAAAAAACTTTGATATTCTTTTAAGAACGAAACATCATCTAAATCATATATTTCTATCATTGCACACCTATGACCATTGAAGCGCATTTGCCACCAAAGCCAAATGAATTATTTAAAACAAAATCAATATCTGTTTTAATTGGAGATTTTACTATGTTTTTATATTCTGTATTTATGCAATTATGCGTGTGCGGTATTATACTATGTTGTATAGATAAAATTGAATAAATTGTTTCTAAAATTCCAGCTGCAGCAAATGTATGGCCGATTTTTCCTTTATTTGAAGTAACTAATAAATCGCCTATATCTTGAATAGCTTCATACTCTACTTTATCACCAATGGGAGTTGATGTGCCATGAGCATTTACATAATCAACAATATCTACTTCTGCATTTACTAAAGCTTTACTCATAGTAGTTCGTGCACCTACGCCACTCGGACTAGTACGGTTAAAAGCATCTGAAGCGTGCGCTACTGGATAGAGATAGGCGTGTATTCGTGCACCTCGTGCCTTAGCCTTTTCTTCAGTTTCTAGTATTAAACAACCTGCACCTTCTCCCATAACAAACCCCGATCGATCATTATCGAATGGCATTGATTTATTGCCTAATGCTCTTAAAGAACTAAATACATCAAGATCTACTTCATTGATACCATTATCTGATCCACCGCATATTACATAATCATAATCATTTAAATATTTCATAGCTATATCAATAGTGACGAGACCAGTTGCACAAGCTGACTGCGCTGCAAAATTAATGCCAGTAAATCCCCAATGTTGTGATATCATACTTGCGCTTGAATCTACTGGAAGATTTAAAGAATACAACGGGTGAAGTTTTTCTTTAATTACAATTGCTTCATACATTCCATCTTTCGCAGTACATGTAGAATAAAATACGCCTACATTACTACTGTGTTCTATATTAGCATCTTTTAATGCAGCATTTACACTGTGTAATGCAGTATGCATCGAACGAGGCATGTATCTTAATAGCTTTGGATTAAAATCTTCTGGTATAATAGTATCAGTAGTAGGCATGTGACATCGATCTACCTTTACTGATTTTAAAGGTAAAACGATATCATCGAAATGTCTATCATATGTTTTGTCATTTAATAGGTTATCGAAGCATTGGATAGGATTATTACCCAATGCATCGATCATACCA